CATATTCTTTTGTAACCAATCCCAATTCAAACAACTGACGCAATCCGCGCAAATGCGGACCTCCAACTTGTTGATGATGTTCGACATATTCCAATGCGGCTTGCTGGATCGGAGAAATGGAATTCATGACACCCAAATTCCGGCCAAAGATGGAAACTCTTTTTTTAACAATTCTCTAGCTTCTTCTGCAATAATCCGGTGCTCTTTCTGCGTCGATGGATCGGTGCGGACAGCGATGTAGTGAATCCACTGGCGCAGGGTGCCGTTGGCATACATCCGGGTCTTCATCAGGCCCTCAGGAAGCACGGCGCGAGCCTGTTCCTTGGCGATTCCGCGTTCTAGGGCTTCCTTGTAGGTATCCTTAATATGCTCAATGATGCGCCTTTGTGCCAAAAACCACCAAACCTCCAAATCCTCGTCCTGTTTGCCGGGTTCGATGCTGTTCTGCCGGCTTTTAGGGTCTTGTAACCGCGCCTCGCGCGTTTCAAAATCCAGCGATTTCGTGGGGTCGGCATAACGCTGGCTGAACTCCTGAAATCGGAACCCGTGCCGCAGGATTTGCCGGCCAATGTCGCGCGTGGTTTCGATCTCCATCACGATGTTGACCATTTCGAAGATCGAAAAGTGCTTATTTTCATAGCAATATTTCAGCAGCTTCCCGCCGGTTTCGGTATTCATCTGATTGTCGGGGTTGCTCACTCTTGCAGCGTAGACGATAAATTCCTCGGGTGTGTTGATGCCCTCAACACGGGGCTGCGTGACGGCGACGATGCGAACTTTCATGTGTTGTCCTTCAGTGCCTGTTTGCCGGGTGGCGTGATTCGATGATATCCTGCACCATCATTTCGATCACTGTTTCGCGTGGGGTCATTTCGGTGGCTCCGGTATGGTCGCGTAGTGCGTCGGCGGATGAAATTCTGGCTCCCATCCAGGCGGTTCATCTCCTTCGGATGTCCAACATTCATGCTTGGGCCACCAGCGCGCAATAACTACCCACCGATCCTTTTTTGGGTTGTTTTCAACAAAACCAGAAATCAGCCATAACTGCCCATTCCGGGCTTCGTCATCAATCTCTCGCCAGGGCGAGACGATCATTGCAGCAAGGCGCGCTTCTATTTTTACATCAGCTTTCCGAAAGGATTGTGAAGGCCCAGTTAGCCATCTTTTGTTGTATGCTTCCCAAAATAACTCTCGCAGCGCATCGCGCCGCACGGTTACAAAATCGGTCATTTTGCCCTCTTGGCTAATGCCGCACGGGCTTTACACCCACTGCATGTGTTTTCATCGAAGTTCGGGCCATACTCACGACAAAGACCCTCACAAAATTGATCTCCGTAATAAGTCAACGCAGCTTCTAACTCCGCGATTCTGGCCCGTGCTGCGGTCAGTTCGGCGCGCATACCGTCCGCGTCCACGACAACCGTGCCCATGCCGTCGCCGGCTCCGACTGGTTTGTAATAGTGCTCGGTCATGGCGTGGGCCTCTTTTTTCCCGATGCGGTCTGCCGCAGCCTGCATCGCATGTTCTTTGGTTGGGTACGCTCCGCTTCCGCCGGCTCCAATAGTTTCGGTCATTTCGCACCCCGCGCGGCGTCAACGGCGGCTAGGCCGGCTTCAACTTTCCATTCGCTCATCTTCTATCTCCTATTTCATCGGCGCTAATTGTTGCAGATCACAAGTTGCTGATAGCACATCAGCTTTCTTCGCTTGAAGGTTTTGCACCTGCTCCACCAACGCGGCCTTGCAGAGGTCTTTTGTTGAGTAGCGTTGCTCCGGCGGGCAAAGCCCGATGCTGCCGAGCATAGCAATCAGGTGAAGGGTGAAAATCACGTCCTTTCCTCCAACAAGCCTCCTTCAAAGATATACGTCCCGACATGAGACAGCTTCACCCACGGTGCTGCGTGGATTTTGCCGCCCATTTCCCTCCACTTGAAACAGAAGTGATAATCCTCACTGAGCAGGCGATTGCTTTCCTTGTCGATGCTGGTGGCAAAAAACTCGCGGATCTTCTCAGCGCCCATTTGTCCGGCCAAGTCATTCACATCATTGGTGTATGACGGCACTTCCAAAGCCATCTTTGTCAGCACTTCGCGCTTGATGAGCATACAGCCGGTGCCACCGGCGAGGATCTCAAACGGCTTATTCTGCGCCACCGTTATCTCGTTGGCGTTGTCCAACAGGTTCAAAACGAAGCTGGCGGTGTGCTTCTTTAGATCATCGACAGGAACGTTCATTTTCACCGCACGTTCAACGGTATGCCAGTTGATTTCTTTTTTCGGGTAGATACCGCAGACAACATCAACGTCAGCCATCACCATTCCCATAATATGCTCGGCCTGGAAGCGAATATCAGCGTCAATGAACAACAGGTGTGTTGCCTGCGTCTTGAGAAACTGATGCACCAGGGCATTCCGAGCACGAGTGATGAGCGATTCATTAAAGACGAAACTGTTGGCGAGTTGCCATTTAGCTGCCGCAAACTGCGATTGCAGTTGGCAGACGCTTTGCATGAAGAATCCGGTTGTCATGCCGCCATACATTGGCGTTGCCAGCATCACAAACGGCCTTTTGCCGCGTTTAGTCGGTGCTTTCGGCATTGTTTGTCCCCTTAAGAAGCGGCAGGAAGTCATCCAACCGCATGATGATGATACTCTCCCGCCTGTCTGCCCTAGCTATCACCAAAGGCTTCTGAGCGGGGTTTGCGGCTCTAGTGGCTTGGTCTAGCCAATCATACACGGCAATGCCTGCGCGGCGCTTGCACTCCACGAGGTAGCCGGGGAGGTTTATGTCCCCCCCGCCATCCCTGGTTTGGTTTAGGTTGCGTTCAACCTGAATCCCCAGCGCATCCTGCAATACATGCACAATGTCGCGTTCAAACGAAGCTCCCTTAGTGCGCTGAGACTTGCCCATTAGAACGGGATATCGTCGTCAAAAGCTTCGATTTCTTTTGGTTTGAACGTCTCGGCATCGGGCTTGGCCCTGGGCTTAAAGTTGTCGATCTTCATGCTTAGGAACATGCCGCTAGCCCCTTGGCGGTTCCACATGGCGATTTTGATCTGTTGTCCGGCCTTGCAGTCTTCATCCAGCACCAAAATAGCATCCCAATCGGGCGCTTTTTCGTGCTTTTTCTCCTTCACCTTGAAAGCAATGCCTGCTCCAACTTGTGGCGGGTTTTTGAGTTGCATCTTCGCTTCCTACTTCAGCATGTTGAGATATTCGGGTTCCAGTTCGTCAAACACCGCTTTGTTTACTTCCGCCAGTTCCTGGCCGGTCATGTGTTTGCTTTCCTGCGACAGTTTGGGCGAGTTGCGGATACGATCCACAAGGTCATTGTAGCCTTCCACCCATTCAGACTTACCCGAATGCGTTGCGTGGAGTTTCCCACCTGGAAGATAGAGTGGAAAATCGTCGGGCGATGCAACCGGGGCTGCCAAAGCTGGCATAGAAGCAGGGGCTGGCGTCAGAGCCGGTGAAAAGCTTTCCATCTCCTCCTCGGTGTATGTTCCGACAATGCAGCCCGGATAGACCGTTCGGATACCTTCCGAGATGCAGCGCGAACGCAGCATGGCCCTGGGGTATTTGTTCCAGTTATCCTTGCCTGCCAGCCCGATTGCGTGGGCCTGCTTTATCGTCCAGGTTAGTTCGAGACTGCCGCCTTGTGGGTGCGTAAACACGCCCGTCACTTGCTGGTCGGTGTAGGTCTTCCATTCCACCTTGCCGCCTGCATTTTGAAAACGGGCCAGCATCGCATCCGCTTTAAGCGCAGGCCTACCCTGGATAACGTGATAATCACGAGCAGCAATCGCTGGGTGCAGACCTTCGCCTTGCGCGATGAGCATCAGGGCCAGCGCCTGATCCTCGGTTTTAATGCCAAACAAACCGCTCTTGGCAACGGCAAGAGCCATTTGCCGCATTTCACCAACAGGGATGAGTGCGTTACTCATCTGCTTCAACCTTTTCCATCGCTGCGTCAAAAATGCTCATCCCGGATCGGGGCTTGTTCCCCCGAATAACGTCGGCAACAACATCCACAACGCGCTGCACTGCGGCCGCACCCACCCCCTTCAAGCGGCGAAGTTCTCCAAGCGGCATGTCCGCTACGTCGCCCAGCGTGACAGCATCACCAAATTCAGCCACCATCGCATTTTTCGCCCGCGCAGGGATTTTAGTATCCACGACGTAAACATCTTTCCAATCTGTCATGATTCGCCCCTATTTAACGATAAGACGCCGAGAACCGGCGCGTTCAACGATGAACTTGTTATAAGTATCAGGCATTGTCGATTTAAACAACGCGGTATCAAGTGTTTTTGTGGGTTTTGCTGCTTTCCAAGTGACCAAAGTGCGGCCATCAATCGTGCGGATTTCGCTGGCATTACCCATAGAGGTTTGAAGATAAGCAGCAATCTGCTCCTCTTGATCTTCGAGCGTTTTGCGTTGTGTTTTAATCGCCTTAAATTTCTCCACGATCTGTTCGCATTCCGCGCTAGCCAATACGAAGTCGCCATTGTCCTGCGGCCAGGCCAACCGGGCGTCATTGCTGGTTTGGGGGGCTGGGAGCGTCCCTTGTTGCACATGTGCCCACAACGTCGCGTAGTGTTTAATATGCTCAACGCGCATTTCATCAGTTACGTCGATCCTGAACGTGCGAAAATGCTGACCGCCAAACAGCACCGCTAAATAAACGGTGCCGACGCCCGCAACGCAGGCTTCGTGGATGCACTGCACCATATCTGCCGCAGGAATACGAACAGGTTCACCGTCCTCACTAAACTTGTGCGCTGCCGCATGATTATAGTTTTTGCACTCCACCAGGGCGCGCTGGTCTTCAGTGATATAGTCGAAGTGGGACTTCATCCACGTCTCGCTTGGATGCGTCAAAGACACGTCAAACTCTTTGACGCGCAGCTTGTGCTTGTCTTCAAACAAGCGCGCAATGTGCGGCTGCATGAACAGGCCCATCCGCATTGCCTCCTGTTGCCGCTCAGGCAGGCTTTCAACCGGGTTACGGGTGCGTTTCCCCTGTTTTTCGAGGATTAGCTCGACGGTCTCACCATTCACGTCTCGCCGGCAATCTGTTGACCACCAAGCAGATGCACGATTTTCGGAACTAAAGTCATCCATGATCTTTCTCCAAAAAACCTTTAAGCAGGTCAGATAGCTCTTGCGCCTGCTCGCGCTTAAACCTCAGCGTCATATCGTGCGCGTGGTGCATGGTGCTGAGACAAAAAATGTCGCCATCGACAAGATGCGTCAGGATCAAGCGACTATGCTGCAAAACAACAGACGGCATTACCAAATCCTCCACCAGGAGCGTTTAACAGGCTCAAGTTCGTGATTTATGCAGATGAGTGCGGCAAGCTGCTCCAGCTGGAGAGCGATAGACCGCAGGTTGCGAATTGAGCTCACCGGCAAGCGCCGGTATTCGCCCGCTTCAATCCCGCCAGACAACTGACGGGCTAAGTGAAGTAATGTTTTGCGGTGCGTCATTCGCCGCCGTCCAATTCGTCCAGTGCTGCGCGGATTTCACGCGCCATCCATAACGGCAAATCCAACACCATTAGGCAGCCGGGATGACCCTCTTGTTCGATCGTGGTGCTGATGTAGAGGTTTTTTTTGTCCACCTCGACGGCAAAATATGTGAGGTTTTTGTGCTCGCTAATCGTATTTTTGTAGAGCGTTCGCATTGGAGTGTTCCCGCATTCGCCAGGATTGGCAAACAAATAATCTCATGCTCGGGTTGCGCGGTCAATAGGCGATATGATAGAAACACGCTCCAAAACAGGAAAAGAGGTCATTATGCAAAAAACCATGTCGATTATCGTGCCGACGGAGTTGCTCGACGGTTTGACGGAAATTGCAAAACGCGAGGATCGGACGGTTTCTAGCTTGGTCCGAGTTGCGCTGCGGGCGTTCCTTGAACGTGAGCGTATCGAGGATGAGGCTAGGGATGATGCATGAGCGCGACACCGTGGATGCCTCTGTACGTCGCTGATTACCTAGCGGACACCGGCCACTTATCCACCGATGAGCATGGGGCGTACCTGTTGCTCATCATGCACTACTGGCGCACGGGAGGCTTGCCTGACGATGACACGCGCCTTGCCAGCATCACTCGATTGGGCAAACGGTGGCTCAAAGTCTCTCAAACAGTGCGCGATTTCTTTCACGCCGAAAATGGAATGCTAAAGCACAAGAGAATAGACTTGGAACTAGCTAAGGCATTGAAAATTCGCGATATCAGGGTAGCAGGAGGTATAGCAAGATCGCAGCAGCGTTATAGCAAGCCGCTAGCAGAATGCCAGCAGGAGGCTAGCCAATCACAGTCACAGTCACAGCTACAATCACAGCAATTAGAAAGAAGCATAAGAAAACCCCCTCTATCCCCCACTCGCTCGTGCTCGCTGAGTGTGATTATGGAGCCTGACGGGTTTGAGGATTTCTGGGCTGCTTATCCGCGTAAGATCGGCAAAGGTCAGGCCCGCAAAGCCTGGAATGTGGCCGTCACCAAAACGTCAGCCAGTGCCATCGTGCAGGCGTGCGAGGGTTATCGCTGGACCGGATCGGAAAAATACACGCCTCACCCGGCAACGTGGTTGACCGGAGAACGGTGGACTGACGAAAGACCAACGGAAGTAGATTTCTTGGAGGGACTGACATGACCAAGCAGGAACAATTTTTTCGCGCACTCGCAAAGTTGGTGCAGCCCGATGATCCCGAAGCGGCTTATCAGGCTCTTAAGCCAATGGCCGCAATGCTGACCAGCACGCCGGAGAGAGTGTGGCAATCTCGGCAATGCTTGGAAGCAATCGCAACAGCCAAGCGCAGGACGATTGTGCCTAACTACGCCGATCTGCAATCCGCAATCGGGCAATGGCTCAGGGACAACCCGGACACAACAGCGATACCGGACGATCGCATGTCAGGCTGGTCTGAGATGGACCGGCGGTGGCTGGATTTTTATCGCACACGCAAGGCGGAGGGTTTCGTGCCTCGAGGCAGGTCAAACCTCATGAGCCTGATCGGGCAGCAGGCACCCGCGATATTGCCGTTTATAGCCGCAGAGGAGCGCGTAGAGCCTGGTGCGGGGAGGCGCTGGTATGATGATACCGGAGAGAAGTGAAAAGCCCTCTATGGGCCTCTGACGGGCTTCAGAGCGTGTAGGCAAAAAAAACCCCCGGATAGCGACCGGGGGCAAGTTCACGGAGAGGAAACACCGACGGAGCAAAAATTACGGCTGATCCTCGCCCTGGTCAACATTAAACTTGTCGGCAAACACTTCATGCACGTCTGAAATCGCGCGTGGAGTTACTTTCGGAGTCATATCTCGCAGAGTTGCCAGCACGTCGGCATAATCATAGCCGTCTGCGAGATATAATTCGGGTTCTTTCATCTGCTCCAAAATGTGTATAATCGCCTGCATAGCGCCAGCAATTACGATATTTTGATTTATGCATAGTTGCGCTTCGTCTTCAGCTAATTTTTTCCAATATCTACGGTTTGTCATTGGTTTCTATCTCATTCCTAAGAGCGATCAGTTCGACCATCCCGCCGTTGAGCGATATCCGATCATCTTTCGATTTGCTGTTGGTTATCTGTTGCCGCAGGATCGAGATGCGGCGGGTTATCCGTTCAAGCGGGGTGAGGGGTGGAAGCATTTTTTTCCCAAAATACCAAATAGATGGAACCATCGACGTCACGCATCGGCTTGTGGCGTCTGTTGCCATGCAAGCATGTTTTCGCTTTTGCGTCTGCATCGGCATGGCTCTCAGCCTGCCCATCCCATCGAAAAGTGCCCACATTCCCGGCGGGTGTTTGGTAAGTGTATGTTGCGATATACCGCGCCATGTCAAAATATCCCCACCAGAACGAGGGTCAGCACAACCCCAGCGAGGGCGCCAAACATGAAACAGGTGGAATGGTAGGACATCAACCACCTAGCCCAAAACGACGGTTTCGTGTGCTCCTCCCAGATCCCGTATTTGAGATTAGCCGTGCGTTTTTTCATGTTCATGATGTATCCCCTTTTGAGTATCCTGCCGAGTGCAGGCCATAGCAGGCGCCGCAGCCCCTGCTAGAGTCCGGATTAGGCAGCGATGCGCTTCGCTTCAAACGCTTGGATGTAATCCGCTGCCTTGGACGCCTTGGATGCAGCTGCAACTACCGATTTGTTGTCAGCTTTCATCGCTGTAATCCAAGACGCCAAATAATCAGCATGACGAACGGCGGGCTCTACGCCCAAAGACGCGCACAAAAACGCGCTGGTCATTTCCGCCGTCAATTCCTCAATTGCGTATGCGTGGTCTCCGAACCGTCTACCGAACTGCCGATCTAACCGGCTGGCATGGCCGGTCCAATGCCCAAGTTCGTGTAGTGCGACCTGATACCAACCCATCGGATTAGGAAATGCACTAAGGGGAGGCATCACAACGTGATCCGCAGTAGGGTTATAATAGGCGCGGTCGCCGCTAATCATTACGTGCGCCCCTGTGTTGGCGATCAAATCGTCGGCAGCAATGTGCTGTTGCGGTACGCTTAACGGCAAACGCTCTGCAATCGCAGCCAAACCCGAACATTGGGCAGCGTTGAAAACAGTGTACGATTTGAGGAAAAATATAGGCTTTGCATCATCCCCCTTCGGCATAAACCGATCGGCATAAACAACCGAGGTGCCCTTCTCTCCCTTCATCACGGAACCGCCAAGCGCAACCGCCTGCTTGAATGTAAGCCACGATTGCGAGCCGAACCGCGATCCGGCGATCCACAACAGGGGGATGTTAATCCCGGAATACGCTTTCCCTGTAACCGCGTTGTGGGGCAATTTCGTGGTGGTGGCGTTGCCATCCTTCCACGGCTTAACCCAAGGAATGCAACCCGCCTCTAATTGAGCGAGGATACTGTCAGTCACGGCTTGATAGATATCGGTTTTGGTCACGGGATAATCCCCTATGTTGTGGGGGGCCGAAGCCCCGCTGTCTGTTGTTTTAGAAGTCGCCGTAGAGCTGGCCATCTTCGCCGAGCCAAACGCAGTAATCTCCGACCGGCTCGCCGTATAAGTCTATGACTGGCACGAGGACCACCGTCACGCCGTCATCGTCATGCCATCGAGCCGGGCCGGTCGTGTGGCCGTCATAGCCCCAGCTCGAGAGCATGGATTGCGCGTATTCCGTTGCGGCCGCCACCATCCAGGCGCTAAACCAGTACACTGCCGGCTTGTCGGTTGCGATCACATCGGCGCGAGCTGCTTCTACTAAACGCATGATGTCTGCGGGAATGTTCATGTCTTCGTCTCCGTGGCGTGATTGCCTAAGCGCATACTGCCAGAGCTAGACCTGGTTGTGTGTCTTATCTTTTCACCGTTTGTCGTATTTTATTGCAGCCTGCTGTCGCAATCTCTTCCCCTGCGTGCGCGTCTATAGCTCTACAGCTCTATAGCTCTATAGCTATAGCTATATATCTATAGACTGCCCACCGCGCTGTCGCAGCGCCACCCAGCAACTCGAGTGGGCAAGTGTGCGGGAGTGCTCCTACTCTGACCGCCCCTCGAGCTACCGCTCGACCGCCCCTCGAGCACCGCTCGAGCTACCGCTCGACCTCCCCCCGGAACGCTATTTGGGCCAGCAATCTCGACCAGTCTCGAGCATAGACATGCTCACGCTTCACGCGCAGCCTGCTCGAGCATTGGACGCCTTCCTCGAGCATCCGCTCGGCAGGCAAACGGGATGGCCACGGCATGGGCCCTGGGCCCCCTCATGCGGGTGCCCCTTTCGCAACTCCCCCCAAGAAAAAACCATGTTTGCGGCACTTCAATTATTTGTTAAAACCATATATAACTTTATGAGGAGGATTTGTTGTATGGCGATGCGTGAAGAATCATTGAAGCGTTTGAACCGGATACTTGACCGTTGGGCGGTTAATGTTCGGTTGCGGGACATTGCTGATGGGGAGGGCGTTAGCCTGACCACAATTTTGTCTTACTTGAAGTATGCTCGTGAGACTGGGGACCATCGTGCGCATGTTCGTCGAGTGCGTCCGGCTGAACAGCCTATTCGGTTTTTGGATGCGTGTATGCTCTCTGGGAAGGAGGGTGTTTCGTATGATGATCTGAAGGAATTGCTTTGGCCGCACGGTTATTTGCCTGTGTCCTGGCGGTCAATCATGAGTTTGTGTGCGCAGAAGAATAGGAAGCAGGGACATGCAATCATCGCCTCGAAGCAAAGGTATTACTACGTTGGCGAGGATGAGCCTGCGGCAAAGGTTGATGCTGAGTAGCAGCTTCTACGTGGAGAGCGTGGTATGAAGTTCGATCTTAAGAAGTTCTACAAGTTTTGTTCGGAGCTTCAGATTGAGACCAAGGAACAGGGTCTGAAGAAACTTGGCACCCTGCTTGGCACTCAGACCTATGTGATGGAGGAGATTCAGAAGGGTCTTGAGAACGATATCCATCATTATGTGATTCTGAAAGGGCGTCAGCAAGGCATTACGACAATCAGTCTGGCGTTGGACTTGTATTGGGTGTTCACACATCCGGGTTTGGGTGCGACGTTGGTGACTGACACGGAGGAAAACCGTGAGATGTTCCGCAGCACTCTTGGCATGTATCACGAGCATTTGCCGCGTGAATGGAAGATGCCGGTTGATAGCCACAACCGGAATCAGATGGTGCTGAAGAACCGAAGCCGGTTGTTTTATCAGGTGGCCGGGTTGCGAGCGAAAGGCACTCTGGGGCGCGGCAAAGCTATTACCTACCTTCACGGCACGGAGACAAGTTCATGGGGTGATGAGGAGGGTTTGGCGTCCTTGTTGGCTTCGTTGGCGGAAACCAACCCCGACAGGTTGTATATGTTTGAGAGCACGGCTCGCGGCTTCAACATGTTTCATGACATGTATATCACGGCCAAAAGAGCCAAAACGCAGAAGGCTATTTTCTGCGGTTGGTGGCGGAACGAGTTCTACTCTGTCGATGCGGAATCTCAGGTTTACAAAGTCTATTGGGATGGTCGATTGACCGGCGAGGAGAAAGAATGGGTCCGGGATATCAAGAAGCTTTATGGCGTAGAGATCAATTCACGTCAGATGGCTTGGTGGCGTTGGAAACTGTCTGAAGGCATTCGTGATGATGCTTTGATGTATCAGGAGTTTCCGCCCACTGAGGACTACGCTTTCATTATGACCGGCAGTTCGTTCTTCTCGAACGCTCGCTGCACGGATGCGATGAAAGACGCGAAGAAGATGGTGCCGGAGGTGTATCGCTATGTGATGGGCGCGCACTTTGCCGACACTGAGGTTGTGCGTTCGTCTGACAAGCTGGCAACGCTTAGGATTTGGGAACAGCCGATTGACACGGCTTACTACGTCATTGGCGCTGACCCGGCGTATGGATCTAGCGATTGGGCAGATAGGTTCTGCATTAGCGTCTGGCGTTGCTACTCGGACGGCATGGAACAGGTTGCCGAGTTTGCAACCAGTGAAATGAACACTTATCAATTTGCCTGGGTGATTAGTCATCTTGCTGGCGCGTATCGCAATTCAACGCTTAACCTGGAAGTGAACGGACCTGGACAAGCCGTCATCAATGAGTTGCGCAACTTGCGGCGTCAGGCGGTCAGCATAGGCGGGCAGCACGGTAAAGATCTGATGGATGTGCTGGGGCATATGTCCAACTACATCTGGCGGAAGAACGACACGTTGAGCGGTCCAAGCAATGCTATGGGATGGGTAACAACGGTATCGTCCAAAGAGCGGATGATGAGTTACCTGAAGGACTATTTTGAACGAGGCATGATGCGCGTATGCAGTCAGGATCTGATCGAAGAAATGAAGACCATTCGCCGTGACGGCGCTTCGATTGAGGCTGGCGGACGCGGAAAAGATGATCGCGTGATTGGCGCTGCGTTGGCGGCAGCTGCTTATGCTGAACAGGTGCAACCACGATTGGTGGCAATGAAACTAAGCCGTGCGGTCAACAAGTCTCAGGAGAACAGGACTCCTGAACAACTCAGCGTGGGCCGCAACGTATCGGACTACCTCAAAAACATTGGCATGTATGGTTCCTGATGAGCGTCCTGCCCAAAAAAGTCTTGATGGAGCGTATTGACAGGTTTCTCGCGGATAAGAAACGGGGGATCTCGGCGGCGTTGTTTGCCAACGTGGCGGGCATTACCGAGGATCTGTTCAAGAAATGCTTTATCCAAAAAATCAACCCGGTCTCAGAGATAACGCAGATTCGGGTTAGCAGGGCCTTGCAACAGTGGGAAAATGGCGAAATTGCCGTGATGCAAGGCATGTATAACACCCGGTTCACCGAGTATCGGCGTTCGCCTAAACCACGCATGTACCGCCACCTGGGGCTTCAGGTGGTTGACGGGCAAATAAAGATGGATGTGGGTATTCGCAACCGTGCGGACTATTCGCGACCAAGTTTCAATCAACAGCTTGAAGGCAATAAAGGGGACTGATATGGCTGTAAAACGTGACTACAAATGCGACCAGCATGGGTTCTTTGAGGCTTGGGAGCCTGTATGCCCGAATGGCTGCGAGCATGGCATTAACGTTGTGTTCCTTCGCGCACCGTCATACATGTCGGCAAGAACGAAAACTGCTGATCGCTCGCTTAAAGGCATGGCTCAAGAGTTCGGCATGAGCAACATCAAAAGCACTCGTGAAGGCGAAAGCCAACAGGGGTATTTCACAAGGAACAACACGCCGGTTTCTAAACAAGAACAAGAAATGCGTGAAGCGCGTCCGGGTGACAATGCCATTTGGGGCGGCGGAGGCGGCATTAGCATGTCTAATGTTATGGGCGGAAAAGCATACAAGTCTGTTAAAGGGGAATCTGTTAGTCTATTGCCCAGAGATGTAGGAGACTTGCAAGGACCACGCACCGCAAGTTATATTGCCGATCATGAGGGGTTAAAGATCAAAACATGATTATCCCGTCCGATGCTGATGAGCGAGAGTTTTTCTATTTAGACCTAGCTGAGAAGTGTTACGTTTCGCAAAATGAGCGAAAGGGCGATTATGTTTCCCTGCGTAGCTATTTCTTGTTTGGCTCTGGTCCTGAAGAAAGCCCAGCGCATTATAACAAGATCTACCCGCATATCGACCAGCTTGTGTCATTCCTCTACAGCGCGGACCAAACCCGTTTTTCTATTGCGTTGGGTGCAGCAGTCAAAGAAGCGGAACATTCCAAGATCCCCGTCTTGACTCAGGCTCTTAACGACGAATGGTCAAACACCAACGCTGACAACATCTTTAGCATGGCCCTAACGTGGTCACTGGTGTTTGGCTGCACGTTTGTCAAATTGGTGCGTCGCCCTGGCGGCATTACACCGTATATGGTTGAGCCTGGAGCCATTGGCGTGTTGCGCGAGGATGTGCCTTACACGGATCGCCAAGAGGCTTTGTGCCAGACCTACTACATCACCAAATCCGAATTGGCGCGAAACCTATACCGACACCCGCGCCGTGAAGCGTTGATGAAACGCATTACCTCCTCCATCCATGCACCGACCGAGATTCCGAATGCGGTCAACCGCATTATCATGTCGCAGAGCAATCCGACCATTTACGGCAACGTAAACTTGGATCTGTCTGGGGTGAACCGCATGCGGCCGCAGGTGGCTGAAGATACGATCGAGATGCGGGAGCTCTACGTCTACAACGATGAGACGCAAGACTATCAGATTGTCACGATTGCCGACCCCGGCGTTGTAATTTATGACCGCCCGTTGTGGAACGAGGATTCAAACAAGGCAATTTTCTTAAAAGGAGAGTTGCCGTTTGTGCATTTGAATCCCAACCCCCAGTTTGACTACTATTGGGGGCAGTCTGAAGTTTCTCGCCTCATTTATCTGCAAGAAATGCGCAACAAGCGGATGAGTGAGATACTTGATCTGTTGTCCAAGCAAGTAAACCCTCCGACAGCTTTGATGGGCTTTACTGGCATTTTGGATGAAAAGAACTTTGCTCTTAACCGTGCTGGCGGGTTGTTGGCGACCGACATGCCCAATTCAAAGGTTGAGAAACTTGCGCCTGAAATCCCGCAGGACCTTTACAAGGAAATTGGCGAGATTGACGCAATGTTTGCTGAAGCCTCTGGTATCAGCAGCATTCTCTCCGGTCATGGCGAGTCTGGAGTTCGTTCTTCTGGTCACGCTTCGCAGTTGGCGCGGCTTGGGTCTTCCCGTGCGAAGAAGCGCGCTCTTATCGTTGAGGATGCGCTTGAGAAAATGGCGACACTCTATCTGCGGCTGATGCAGATGGACGACGACACGTCTTTCCGCGATGCAAATGGCATGGATTTTATCGCGGAGCAGTTTACTAAGGATTTTGTCGTCAAGGTTGACGCGCATTCCAATAGTCCAATTTTCATGGAAGATTTGCGCACTTTGGCGTTTAATCTGTTCAAGGCAGGCGCGATCGACAAAGAGAGCTTGCTGGATCTTCTGGAGCCTCCAATGAAGCAGTTGTTGAAAGACAAGCTGAAAAAGAACGAGGCAAAAGCAGCCGCGCAACCGCACCATGAAGGCGGTGGCGCAAAATTAAAACAGGTGAAGTAATGGCTGATGAAACTCCTCGTGGCGATCAGCCAAGAATTCAAACTTCCCAGTTGAATGCAGGTAGAGATGGCGCAGGCATTGAATATCGCGTATCCTCTATTCGCACGTCCGCGCCGCGCGCTAATACGCGCCGCTTGGATCGTGAATGAAGGGGGGTGATTTGATGTATCGCGCCATGAAACGTGCTCGCCGTCGCGCTCGCTAAATGACGGTGGCCCAGGGGACGCAACTCAAATTATGAAAGGAGGATTTATTATGGCTAAGGGCCGCAAGCACCGCCGGAAGTAACTAACAGACGGGTTTAGCCCGTTGTTAGTCTCCGATGTCCGCTGAGGGGGACGGACCTCAAATATATTCCCCCTTGTTTTATTATGCCAAAATCTGCTAACGCGGATTCATTATTAACTGGAGCGTAAGGTGTCTGATTCGACTTCTAAGATGATGGAGTTGATGCAAGCGCAGCAATCTGCGCCGGGCGCTGCTATTGGGTCTGACCCCAATGCTCCTCAACCGCCGTCTGCGGCTCCTATGTCAAATCCTGAACCTCGTCTTGGAACGCAGGAATCGGCTCGAATCAATATTGGTTTGGCGATGGATCTTCTTGAGCAATCGCTGCCGGGTCTTGGTGCTGAAAGCGATGAAGGGCAAAAAGTCATGTCGGCTCTTAAGAGCCTGACGGGCATGATGGGTCCGCGCACCGCCAAGACTAACAGCCTCAAGAATGCTGAGATTCTTCAGATGCTGCAAACCCTGCCAAATGCAGGCGGTGGCAGTCCTGAAGCTAGGGCTATGGCGGCTTCTCCGCCGATGCCCGGTGCGCCTCCTGGCGCTCCTCCGCCCATGCCGCCCGGTGGTATGCCCGGTGGTATGCCTCCAATGCCGCCCGGTGGCGGCGCTCCGCCCATGCAAGGATAAGATCATGGAACTTTTCAAGCCGAGGGGCGCTGGTGTCATCCGCCGCCCGACTAGCGACCAGCAGATGCATGGTCCAATCTACAACCCGCCGCGCTACGCGCATCTTGGTGGGCTTTCTTCTGCGTCCAAGACTGGACCGAAGAACAACCTGTCGATCAAGAAGCCCGGCGACGGGCATAAAGTCATCTGAATAGGTTAGGGGACAGACATGCCTTCTCTCGAAGATCTTTCGCCGGAAGCCCGCGATGAACTCGCGGCTTTGGCGCGTCAGCTTGCTGAAAATCCGGCCACTCGCAAAGACTTTTTGCGTCTGACCAAAAAAGCCAAGCCTGACATGACGATCCCGGAAATCGACATTGAAGATCGCACCACGAGTGCGATTGACGCTTCAGACGCCCGTGTTCGTCAGCTTGAAGCTAGGCTTCAGGAAAAAGAGGCTCTTGAAGATCTTGAGCGTCGCCGCACCAACCTTATGAAAAAAGGCATGGTGAAAAGCGAAAGCGAGATCGAGGAAGTGGAGAAGATCATGTTGGAGAAGGGTATTACTTCTCACGAAACCGCAGCGGATTACCATCGCTGGATGCGTGAACAGGCCGCGCCGACTCCCACTTCCTATAACCGGAACGTGATGGACGACACTGCCAAGACTACGCTTTCGGCGTTCTGGAAAAACCCGCAGATGGCTGCAAGGAATGAAGCGGCAAAGGCTTTTAATGAGTTGCGCAAACCCACGCGACCCATTGGCATTTGACGTTTTGTAGGGGACTTAATTTTTTTCGGAGATAAACCATGCCTATTGGTGGTGGCATTCTTCCGGCGACGGGATCAACGCAGTATACCGAGCTGACTTATGTCACGCGGCGTGCGTTTATTCCCAAGCTGGTTGTTCAAATCTACAACTCGACTCCGCTTCTTGCGGCGTTGATCTCGAACAGTCAGGTTGCTTCTGGCGGTGTGTCTTCTGTTACCGTGCCGGTGCAGGGTTCGCAGTTTGTCAACGCGCAATGGTCTGACTACAGCGGTTCGTTCAGCCAGCCGAGCGTCCAGCAAGGCGCGTTCGACGCTGAATTTAACCTAAAGTTGATGATCGCTCCCGTGCCGTTCCTGGGCATGGAAGGTGCGGTTCAGCAGGATCATGCTGTTATTCCGCTCATTGAGGCTCGCATGAACGATGCGACCAACGTGATGATGGATGCGATGGCGACGGCGCTTTACAACAACACGACCAACACGCAGCAGTTTATTGGGCTGCCAGCCGCGGTTGATGATGGCACTGGCACTGCGACTTACGGCAACATCACTCGCTCGACCACTCAGAACACTTGGTGGCGCTCGAAGGTGTATGCGGCTGGTTCGGTGAACCCGACTCGTCAGAACATCTTGCAATACATTTCCGGCACCGTGAAGAATGGCGCTGAAGTTCCGACCTTTGCGGTTTGCGGCTTTGGCACTTGGACACTTCTGGCGCAGGACTATGTTGGTCAGGAGCAGTATGTCATTACGCCAGGTCACGGCTTTGACACTGATGCCAATGGCCCGCAGGCTGCGTTCCGCGCTTTGATGGTTGCCGGCGTTCCGGTTTACCCGGACCCGTATTGCCCTGAAGGCACGGTTTACTTCCTGAACACAAACTATTTGTCGCTCTATATCCATGAGCAGGGTTCGTTTGTGTTTACGGGTTTTGAGTCCACTTTGCCGAATTGGCAAATTGGTTATGTCGGTGCGGTTCTGATGATTGCGGAATTGGTTAACACCAAGCCGCGTTCTATGACCAAAGTCACCGGCTACAACAGCCTTTCGATCTAAGGAGTTAGTCAATGGCACTCGCTCTTAACAAGATCCTCGTCAACAACGTCAGCGCCAACTCGGCGGCGGCGTATTTTCAGCCGGTATCGGTGGCGAATGTTGGCGCGGGCAACTCGACTGCGATGCTTAACTCGCAGTTTGTCCCGGCTGGCATGTATCTCATGCTTCCGTCTGCTAACGTCACCATTGAGGTGAACAACTACACTGGTAGTGCGAATAGCTGGAGCACGCTCCTTGCTAACAACACTGGCGGCGTTCTGTTCTCTGACGGTTTCAACGTCCGCGCGAACGCCGTCACCGGCACTCAGACGGTCACGTTGTTGACGGTGAATGGCGGTCAGGCGGCTTCTGGAACCTTCACTTCCTAAAGGAGTGACCGATGGCTAATCCTGATTCCGTAGGTCAGTTTTACCAAGACGCTTTTGGGTCTTTTCGTGTGTCTTTCTCGCCAGCGACTTCGTTGGCAAGCACTGGCAATGCGGTTGCGACCCTCCCGATTCTTTCGGGCGGCGTTGGTAGCACTGGCTCTTACATCATCCGTCGCATTACGGTGACAAACCCTGCCAACACTGCGGGCGGCACAGTTCCGTCTTTGGCTACTGCCAATGTGACCATCCTCACCAGCAACGACGGTAACACGTCAAACGCGGTGACGACGGCTGCTGGGCAGACGCTAGGTAACGTCACTGCTGCCAATACTTGGCAAGACCTGACGCTTGCCTCCGGTGCGGCCACTACTGCCTACACTGCAAATGCTTTGTTCGTTAAGGTTGGCGTTGCTGTCGCCAATACCTCGGTGAACATTAGCGTTTGGGGCGACGTGGTAAGTTTCTGATGGACAAAGTGTGGGTCACTAATACGGGTTCTGACTTCTTGCAGGGTTCTTGGGACGGGGAAATTTTCAAATTTCCGCCTCAGACCTCTGTTGAAGTTCCTGTAGAAGTGGCCCGCGCTACTTTTGGCTATCAGATTGAAGATAAAGCGCCGTTTTTGACCCGTTTGGGCTGGGTTAAAACGTCAAATGACGTTCCGCAGGGATTGGTGCGCCTTGCTGAGATTCAAATCAGTGAGGATGCGCCTCAGAATCGTCGTTCGTTGTCCCCGGCGACGGTCAATGCTCCCCCTTCAGCCCGTCACAGGGTTGTTGGGGGAGTAAAGACGCTTCACGCCACTCGATAATGAGGAGGGCGCATGTCCACGACGCTTCAAAACTACATTACGCAGTGCCAGAGGCTTCTGCACGACGCTAACGCCAACTTTTATTCGACCAATGAACTGACTGACTACATCAACGAAGCGAGAAATCGCTTGGTGCGCGATACCGGCTGCCTTCGCACCATTCAGATGTTGAATACCGTCACCAGCCAAGAGATCTACACGTTTTCATCAATGCCGCAGGGTGCGCAGACGATGGATATTGTGAACATCAACCTGTATTGGGGCAACAGCCGCGTTCCTTTGCGCTATCTGGCGTGGAGTGATTTCAACGCGCAGCTTCGCTATTGGCAGAACTACATTGGACGCCCAATCGCGTTCACCATGTATGGCACTCAGACCTTTTACCTTGGTCCGGTGCCTGACCAAGTTTATGCAATGGAAATCGACACGGTTATTGAGCCAGTGCCGCTCGTAAACTTGTCGGACGTAGACCCTATTCCCGATCCTTGGACTTCTCCAGTGGCTTACTACGCTTGCCATACTGCCAAATACAAAGAGCAGTCTTACGGCGAGTCCGAGATCTTCAAGAACGAATACATCAAAAAAGTGCAGAACGTGCTTTCTGGCACATTTACGCGCAGGCTGCCTAATCCGTATAGCTCAGGGTATTAACCTATGGCGTCGGCAGAGCAGCGCAAACAGTATCTGGTCATAAAAGACTTTAGGGGTATCAATACTCACGCCAATCGCACGGCAATTCCTGAGAACGAATTTTCGTGGCTTGAGAATGCGATGCCTATTGGTTCAGGCAATCTTAAGATTGTCCCGGCTCAGATCTCAGTCACAAACAGCGGCGGCAATGTAGTTACCTGGACCACGGCGACAACTTATTTTACGTCGTCTAATATCAATTTGTCTGACTACTTGCTTTCATTCCAGAGCAACGGCGCAGCTGAGAATTTTAATATCCAAACGGCGACTAAAGGCACTATTGCATCTGCGGGTAAGTTTAGTGGATCGGGATTGCGCTCGGCTCAATGGAAAAATGAGCGTTTGTTGATTCTTGACCCGGCAAACGGGTTGTATAGTTGGAATGGTAATAACGTAGTCGCCATTGGCTCCGTTGGCACGATCGCAATTACCAACCCTGGAACCGGCTATACTAGCGCACCGTCTGTATCTATTAGCGCGCCGAATGACGCAAACGGCGTTCAAGCTACGGCCCAGGTATCGCTTACCGGCACTGCGGTATCTTCCATCACTTTGACTAACGCCGGTTCTGGCTACACAGGGCCGGTAACAGTGACTTTGAGCGGTGGTGGTGGATCAAGCGCAACTGCGGTTGCTAGTTACATTAGCTTTGCGACCGGCACTGTTGTTGTAAACCTTCAAAGCGGTGGCACAGGTTATAGCGCCACTCCCACGGTCACTATTTCCGGTGGTGGTGGCGCAAATGCGGCTGCCAAAGCGGTTGTTGTCGCCAATGTTATCACGCAGATTGTGATGACTAACTTGGGCAACGGTTACACGTCCAACCCGTCTGTCTCTATTACCGATTCTACGGGTTCAGGAGCCATTGCTACGGCGGTTGCCAGCACTAGCCCAAACATAGACGTGGCGACGTTCTCGGGGCGCGTGTGGGTGGCTCAAGGGCGCACGGTGTATTACTCCGCCGCAGGCTCTTACAGCGACTTTGTGACCGTTTCTGCGGGCGCTGTGACGCTGACCGATGAGACGCTGCACGGCAACATTCAGGGCCTACTTTCGGCCAACAACTTCCTCTACATTTTTGGTGACGACAGCATCAACGTGTTTTCTGACGTTCGCGTTCAGAGCAACGGCACAACGATCTTCACCAACACCAACGTCAGTGCGTCTGTTGGCACTAAACGCGTCTACAGTTTGTTCCCATATTTCCGCAGCGTTTTGTTTATGAATGACTACGGCGTTTATGCGTTGGTGGGTTCTACGACAACGAAGTTGTCTGACGCTTTGGATGGCATATTTCCGCTCATTGATTTTTCGCAGCCTGTAAGTGGCGGTCAGGTGCTGCTGAACGGCATTCTTTGCGCTGCGTTTAATTTTTACTACCAAGATCCTGCGCAAGGAACGCGCCCGCTTCAAGCAGTGTTTTTTGACAAAAAATGGTTCCTGACTAGCCAAGGCACTATCAAATATATTAACGGCGTTCCGGTTGGTGGGGTGCCTTCGATCTACGGCACTGATGGTACATCACTGGTTAAGCTATACCAAAGCAGCACAGCCTCTATATCGTCCAACGTGCAAAGCGCGCTATGGACTATGGGCGATATTATCCGAGACAAACAAGCCCTGAAATTTGGCATTGAAGCCACTTTGACCAATAGCGGCGTGTTAAACGTCACCGTTGACAGTCAAGTTAACTCAAGCCCGATTTACACGCTAACGAACCAAGTGCCTTGGTTTAATTCATCTGGCGCTTTTATACCGTGGGTCAACAACGTCTCATCCATTATCCCATGGGACTTTACCAACGGTTATTACCTCTACAAAAGCGATGCCCAACAGTGGGGCAAATATATCGGGTTAACCATAACCTCTACTTACGGCGGGTTTGTGATAAACACGCTTGAGACAGAGCATGAATTGAGGGCGAGGTTCTAATGACTACACTCCCGCTGACTGTTCCATATACCTTTGGCAACACGACTACTCAGAACCAGTTGACCTACTTGGATACGGATTTTACGACTATTTTTAATGCCGTGAACGGCATCGGAAATGGTTCAGTCACGCTTTCAACGCCCGTCATAACGGGTGCGCTGACCCTTTCCACCCCCCTGACCGCAGCCAACGGCGGCACCGGAGTCTCGAACGCATCGCTCACACCGATCACAGCCACAGGGAGCACCACGGCTAGAACGTTGGGGGATCGCTTTGGCGATGTGGAAAATGTCAAAGACTTTGGTGCCGTTGGGAACGGGGTGGCAGACAATTATGCCGCGTTTAATGCGGCCTATACTGCAGCGACGGCTGGAAGCGTTATTGATATCCCATTTGGCAAATATTATTTTTCTCTTTCAGTCAGTGGGTCAAAACAAGTTCTTTGGAGTTCAAACGGCGCAACAAATGGTGATGGGTCATTGCCCATCGCGGATTACAATCTTCCGGGAGTCACAGAGACATTTTGGCAAGGTTCCAAGATGTTCAAAAAAAGCGTGTCAGAAGCAACTGACTACGCTGTAACTCGTTTTGACTATAATATGACGCATAGCGGAGGGTCCGCTGTTGTTAACTCAAACATTGTTGGAAACTTGACGGTTAGCGGGTCTCCTAATTCTTACGGGTGGTGCACAAACTTTACGCTTAATTCTACCGCCACTGGGTCAGGCCAGCATGTTGCGCTGCATGGAGCCGCAAATCGCACGGCAATACCTAGCGGTGGTTCCGGCATCATGTCTCCTTTGTTTGCAGCAGGCATAGCCGCTGCTGATCAAACCAATCAACCAAGTAGCATTGCGGGATCTTTGGTTGGTCTTGAGCTTGATGTTTATGGGGGTGGTGCAGATGATTTCAATGCGGAGGGAATCCGAACCGGCCTTGATTTAATTTTTGGAAAATATAGTTCCACCAATACAACTTTTGGCGTGGGAACAATGCTGCGTATCAGGCGTAGCGCGGCGGATGGTTCAACCGACACAACCTCCACGATGAAGCGCGGAATTGAGGTTAGAGACACTTATACCGTCGCCGCAATTGATCTTTCCCTCGCAGTCCCATCTGGCACATACGCATCGGCAGGAGGTTCCCTTCTGGGCGCAATCGTCATAGAAGCCGGGCAGCGCCTTGCCTATTCCGGCGATGGCTCAGTTTGGAGCGCATTCGACGGCACTACATGGTTCCTAGCAAATGGCTCCTCGCCGATCATCACTGCAACCGCAGGAACCGGCGCAGTTTCGGTTACTGGCGCATTCACAATTGGCGGTAATGTCGGGTTTTACGGCCACGCATCGGCAGCCAAACCAACCGTAACCGGATCACGCGGGGCCAACGCCGCACTCGCTTCACTGCTCACGGCCCTTTCTGGCCTGGGCCTTATAACGGATAGCAGTTCATGATAAAGCCAGGAACAATGATGACTGTCACTCTTACAGCAGAGCAATGGCAGATTGTAGAACGCGCTCTAATTGAGCTTCCGTTTCGGATTGCTCAGCCAATAATTGAGTCATTGGTTAACCAATTCAATCTCCAAATTGAAAGCAAGGAGGCGGAAATCGCACAATAACTCGAAAATATAAAGTTTGGGCAAAAGCGCAAATGGATCAAAACCTAATCAACATAATGGCAGCTTCTTTTGGGGCTGTCCTCGGGTGGCTGCTGAAGGTTGTATGGGACGCAATTCGCAGTCTGGAAAAAGACTTGAAGGACTTGGAGAAGGATCTCCATACCAAGTATGTGACCAAAAACGAGTATCGTCAGGATATTCTTGATGTGAAGGATATTCTAAAGCAGATATTCGACAAGCTAGACCGCAAAGCGGACAAATGAGAACAAATGGATTTCGATCAACTCAGCGCGGTGGAGTTTGGCAATACGGATAGCTTAAAGAGCTTTCTGTTCGAGAACGGGCTTCAGCACAACCTGTTCAGGGATACGTTTTTCCTTCAGGGCATTTCCGTGCCTGTATATCCGCTCATGGATGCGGATACTGATAATCTTGATGACTGGCTACAGGCTCATCAGGTAGAACATCAATCGTTCGCGGGGCTGACTGGTCTCAGCAATCCGTTTAATATGTTGGATGTGAACTTCAACAACGAGGGTTCTTTTTACGATTGGCTCTCTGAGCATTTGCTGATTCACCAACAAATAGCGGCGGTGTTAGGGCTTTCTTAATGGCACGAGTAGCGGAAGCACAGTCTAAGATAGACGCCCCTAACAAAAGCGTAATGGGGGCTATTGCACGCCAGCGCGGCAAAACGCTGCCGTCAGAAACTGGCCCTGCCAGCATTATCAAGCAGTACATGCAAACAACGGGTGCTGACGAAAAGACCGTTAATCAGTTTATCCTCAACCTTAACCAGTTGGCTAAGTCTGGAAAAGCAAGACTGGTGCAAATTGGCAACACATTGCTTCTTGCGGTGGGCTACACGCCAGATCAAAAAATTCTGCCTAAAGGCACGGTTGATGTGCATGTCATATCTACGGAAGATGCCAACCAGATTGCGCAGCGGTTTGTGACTGCTTTGAACACGTTCAAGAGCATGGGCATTAACCGAGTTACTTCAACAACTGAAGATCCGCAGGCAGCTATGGCGGTTAAGCAGTTGTCCAAGAAATACCCCGTGAACATACGCCAATCGACTCAACCGGGTGGCTATGTTTTGGAGGTTGCTCTCTAATGTCTTGGCTCAGTAGTTTAATCAAACACAACAAGACGATCGCTCCTATTGTGTTGGCGGTTGTGTCGGCTGGCATCGGATTGGTTGCCGCTCCTTTGATTGCTCCGGCTATTGCGAGTGCGCTTGGCGGTGAGGCTGCCGCTGCTGCCGCTATAAGCGCGCCTACGGCTGCTGCTGCCGCTGATGCGGCTGGCTCGTTGTCTGCCATCACGACCGTTGCTAACGCCGCTTCAGGAGCCATTGTAGGCTCCGCAACTGGTGCTGCATCTGCTGCTGTTCAGGGCGGTGATATCGGGCAAGGTGCGCTTGGTGGCGCAATTAGCGGTGGTGTGGGCAGTGCTATTAGCCCAACCGTTCAAAACCTTGTCGGATCTACCGTATCTCCCACTTTGGGGACTTCACTGGGATACACGACTTCAGATGCGCTTAGCAGCGGCTTGAGTAATGGCATTGTAGGCGGCGTATCTGGTGCTGCTGGTGCTGCTGCTACTGGTCAGAACATTGGCACTGCGGCTGAACTCGGTGCTTTGGGCGGTGCGGCCAGCGGAATTGGCTCTAGCTTGTATTCAGCCTTTTCAAACGAGCCTACGTCATCTATTGGCGGTCAAATTGCTGGTGGTTTGGCAAGTAATTTGGCTCTAGGTGCTGCATTCCCAAGTGGTGGTGGCGTTTCTTCTACAGGAGCGGGGATCATTCCTTCTCCTTCAACTGCTGCTCTTGCTCAGGGTTTGAGTTTATCGCCTGATTTGTCGTATCAACCGGGCGGAACTTACTTTGGTTCGTCTGATACTGGTTCGTCTAATCGCAATGTGTGGAACGCTGCTTCTTTGCGGCAAACTGATGGGTCTGGAACTTAGTCATGGCAAGTCTCGCGAAGGCGTTAAAGACCGATGCAATGTCTGATTTGGACCTGAAAGGTCTTGCTCAGATCCTTCGTTCGCGCGGCCGCAAGGGTGATACTATCCTTGCTCACATTTCGCCCAGAGAAGCTGCGTTGTTGAAAGCACACGGTGGTTCTGGGAAGATCAACCCCGAGACTGGGTTGCTTGAATTTGCGATGGAAGGCGTGGATGAATTTTATACGCCTCCTGCACAGCTTGAACCAGTTACTCCTCCGCCAACGGCTACACAAACCACGCCAGTAGCGGCCCCGGAATCTGTTTCCCCGCCCCAAGAATTTTCGGGTTTTGGTCAGACCGGCCAGATGCAGCCGTCTACAACCGATTATGGCACAGCTTATGGTGCCGTAAATCCGCAAGTAAATATTTCGACGACTGCGCCGACAACAGGGGCGTTTGCCCCGACGTTTGCCGGTGCAGATCAGACCGCAGCGGTGTCGCCCGATCAACAACAGAATCAGACTGTTGAAAAAGGTCCGCCGCCCAGCTGGTTGAGCAGAACGCAAACCTCGGCTTTGAATGCACTACAAGATCCTTCCAATTTGCTTAAGTTGGGGCTTGGTGCAGGCGGTCTTGGGTTGGGATTGAGCCAGCAAGCAGCCGCTCGCAGACAGGCAAACCAGACGCAAGCGCAGTATGCTGCTTTGGCCGCACCTTTCCAGCAACAAGGGCAGTCGATGATAAGCGCTGCACAACGCGGTGAACTCACCCCGCAATCGCAACAGGCGTATCAGGCCGCCCAGGCGCAGATCAACCAACAAGTTTCCAATAAGGGTGGTGTGGGCGCACAACAGGCTGCAACTCAGCTTGGAAACATTTACAACACGCTGTTGGACAACCAAATGACGTTGGGCATGAGCACGGCTCGGGTTGGTGATGCCTATGTCGCTCAGGGCATTCAAGCCGGGTTGCAGGCCAACCAGCAGTTGCAAACTATGACCTCCAATTATTACTCGACTCTGGCTCGTATGTTGGTGCCTTCTATGGCATCGACTGCAACTCCGGCGAGGACTCAATAATGAGCGACACTCTCACTTCGACTGGGATTGGCGGGGTGGCAAGCATGAATACTTTGCCAATTCCGACAAGTGCTATGGGCGGCATTCAGGCCGGTATGGCAGAAGATATTGCCGTAGGACGAGAACAAGCCGCGAAAGCACAAGAGATTGCGCAAGGCACCGCTGGAGCTCAAAGGCAATATGTTGGTGCGTTGCAACAGGCGGCTGTTCCCATTAAGGAACTTGGCCCTACGCCAGAGTTTATCCCGACTAAAGAAACAGCAACCGAACTCTCCGGCCTGTTTGGTATGTTGGGCGTTCTTGGCACTATGATCGGTGGCAAAGGCAAAAGCAGCGGCATGGACGCTATGTCGGCTATGACCGGCATGATGCAAGGCTATCAACAAGGTCGCAAAGACCTCTATGACCGTGAATACAGCAACTTCCAAGCAGCAACTCAACGGTTCAACGCGGAACTTGCTAAGCGTAAAACAGACTATGAACTAGCTTTGACTAGCGCCAAGGGCAACTTGGATGCGGCTATTCAAGGCGTTCAGGCTGAAGCGTTGAAGCATGACGATCAAATTATGCTGCACACTGCCCGTGCCAAAGGGCTGCAAGGCATTACGAGCCTTTTGCAAGATCGTGAACGGTTGGGTGCGCAATACGCCAACTCGGTTAATTTGGAGCGTATTCGGCATCGAGATCAAGTTGCCGCTCAAGCACCGATACAAGTTACGTTGCCTGATGGCACTCCGGCTTTTATCAAAGCTGCGGTTGGACCGGATGGAAATGTCTCTTACCAACCGCTTGAGGGCTATCGTCCTAAACCTGCGGCTGGAGAAGGTATCAATTCCCGCTCTCTTGCTAACGCCGGTCTACCAAGCGTGCCGGAAAAAGAAGCCACAACAATTGTCGGTGCAGTTCGATCAGCACGAGATACGCTTGCATTGGTAGAACGCGCTAAAAGTCCTGAAATTCTCTTTGGCGAATTGAACAAAGTTTCTACAGGCGTTGAATCTTGGTGGAAACGCAACGTGGTGCTCGGGTCTAACGATTCGTTTATCAATGCAAGTGATGCTCAAACACAAATTTCCCGCAATATTGATGCGGCTGCCAAAGAAGCAAATTTGTCTGCCAACGACAAAAATGTTGTCTTCTACAAAGAAGCTATTTTTACAATTTTGGAATCTGAACGCGCAGCCCGTGGCGGTTCTTTGCTTCCTGTTGCCGTGATGAAAACGCTCACTCCGTTGTTGGACCCCAAAAACCTGACCAAAGAAGCGTTCGTCGATATTATGACGCGGCGCGCAACTCAGTTGGCTCAATCAACCAATTTGACCCAAGATCAGTTTGACAAAGTTTACAAGGCTTTGCCGCATATTTCTTTGCCGGGGACAACCCCGCAGCAAGCGTCCGGCGCTCCTTCTGCAGGCAATCCTGCTGCGCCCGGAAACCAAACGCCTTCAATAACTCCTGAACAACTGGAAAAAGCTAGAAAAGCTTTGGCATGGGCAAATGAGAACCCCAATGACCCGAATGCGGACGCAGTGCGTAAAAAAGCTAACAGAACACTTGGAGGCGGTTAATGGCTTTTGACCCCAAAGCGTTTCTTGCTGAAACGTCTTCGGATTCATCTGGCTTTGATCCAAAAGCGTTTCTCGCTGAAACGTCTTCGGATTCATCTGGCTTTGATCCAAAAGCGTTTCTCGCTGAAACGTCTGCGTCAAATACACCTGCCAAAGCTTCTGCGCCCGCCGATAATGGCTATGACCCGTATACGGACTATGCGGCGTCTATGGGCATGGCATTATCGCCAAAAGCATCTAAGGCCGCCGTCAAAGGCGCAACATCCTATGGGGTAGGGTTGGCTGGTGGCGTTACCGGCCTTTTGCCGAATGAATACGGCGGCACTTTGGGGCCTGATCTTTCGCGCCAAGCAAGTGCCGCTTGGAAAGAGGCAGTTAACGCAGATCCAGCGGCTGCTCGCATAGGTTATTATGGCACACAAGCAATTCCAATGCTTGCCGGTGGCGCTGCTTCCGCTTTACTCAAAGCCCCTGCTGCCGTATCTGAAATCGCAACCTTGGGTTCCAGCATTCTGAAAGGGATGGGTATTGGCGGCGGATATGGCGTTTTGTCTGGCGCTTTATCTCCTAGCACTGAAAAAGATTATACAAAGCGTTTGAAGGGGAAAGGCATAGACGCTTTAATTGGCGGGGGCCTTGGAGCCACTTTGGGAATTGCCATTCCATTAGTCGGTTCTGGCGTCAATGCGGTTAACAATTACTTGTCTACAGCACTTGGTCGCAAAGCCACTCAAGCTGAACTTGATCTCGTGCAAAAAGCAAAAGATCTGGCTGACGGCAAGATCAAAAGTTTGTCGGCTGAAGACAAACGATTGGCTCAACACATGCGGGATTCTTTGGATCGCAAAGAAGCTACAGCAAAGGTTTTGGATGCAACCTACCCTGAAGACATTGTGGCACAAGAGCAGGCTCGCAAAATAGCGGGCTTGCCTAATCCCACAACCGGCGAACAAATTGCTGTTAATAAGCATGTTGAGGGGCAGTTGCGTCCGTTGGCTGAACGCAGCTTTGAGGCAGCAGAAAAAGTGCAGGCCGAAGAAGGCGGCAAGCCATTCCGGCGTTACCTTGAAGTAGCCAACAACAAGCAATCCATTCAACCGTTTGGTTTGTCGCCGGAAGGCAAGGCTCTAGAATCCGAATTGGATACGCTTATTCAAGGCGGTTCTGGCGAACTCAAGAATGTCAGCGCGGACGAAGCCGCAACTGCCAAGCGGTTGAAGGAAGCGTTGTATCCTCAATCCAAAGAAGCCCCGTCTAATATTGACCCTGAACTGGCTTCTCAGTTGGAAGCAGCCGGTGTTTTGCCTGGCACCCAAGCGGGTCGGCAAGTCGATTTTGGTTTGGTTGACCGCGAATTGCGTCATTTGCGCGATTTGCAGGAAAAGAAAGCGATTGAAGGTTTTACAGGAACGCAAAAGCGAGAAATCAAGGGCGTTGCTGACCGCCTAGAAGCGGCCATGAAGCGTTGGGTTGGGGAAGAAAACTATGCTCGCGGCGATTATGCCGAGGCTTCCCGAGCTTACAATGCTTGGAAAACTAAATTTGGCGAGAAGTTAACCGGCAAACAAGAGATCCCGTATTCTTCTGAAGGCGGCGTGTATCAAACCCCTGAAGGCCAGTTGGGCCAGCATGTGTTTCGAGACAGGGATTCGGTGAAATTTGCTCAACGCCTTATGGGCGAGACACAAGTCAACCAGCTTGCCGAGCAATATGCCACTGATAAATTGAAAGGGTTGGGTGCGAAAGAAGCCCGCGCTTGGCTAGATAACCCAAACAATGCTTTTGTGGATGCAGTCCCCGGCTTGCGGAAAAAGTTGGGCAATTATGCTGCGCGGCTGGAAGAACATGAAGCTGGCGGCGTTCGTTTGAAAGGTTTGCAAAACAAGGCAGAACGCGAATACAGGGATCTGGAAAGGCAAGTTGACGCCATCAGCAGCAGCATGAAGGACATAGCCAAGCGTAGCGGAAGCCTGACTGAAGATTTGAATACATTAAATAGTGCTCTTAGTTCCAAGGCGCGACAAGATGCGGCCGCAAAATTGGTCGGCACGTTGAAAAGCGAATTGCCGCCCGATCAACACGCGCAAGCTGAGTTGCTGGTTGAAAAACTGAAAACGGCCATTGATAAGCGGAACAAAGCCCGCACCGTTGTTATTGGCACAGCCGCGACTTCTGCCGTAGGCGTCCCCCTTGGAGGCTGGGCTGCTCGCCGCGCTGCATCTTCACTGCTAGGAACAGACTAATGCCGCTCAAAAAAGGTTCGAGCAAAACAACCATCAGCAAAAATATTAGCGAAATGGTGAAATCCGGCCATCCACAAAAGCAGGCGATTGCGGCTGCTCTTAGCACCGCTCGCAAAGCAAAAGGAGTGCATCGTGGCAAAAAAGGCTAAAGGCATCAATCCTGACTTGGAATCTGCCATCAGCAAGTTGCTGAAAGATGTTATGAACGATCCTAATGCCACTTTGATCGACAAGATGCGTGTGCTTGACCGTGCTTTGAATCTGGAAAAGATCAAACAAAAGGTGAGTGACGACGACTTTGGTTCTGGTTTCTTTGGCGGTGACGAGGAAGAATAAACGATGTATGGTGTTTCCACAGTTAACTTAGGGGACACCTATGGACGCCGTTATTTTGCAGATTGTTCGCATCGCTTTTCAAGTCATCAGCGACCGGGTTCTTACTATCCTGTCTCTCTGCATGACGTTCGCTTTGGCTTGCTGGGTGATGCACGACCCGACGCAAGAACGGATTATCATGGCGGCGTTCTTTGGCACCGTTGTATTCGTTCCATCTTTGTTCAAGGAAAAGAAAAGTGAAAGACAGCAGCAACAACCGCCTGAGGAATAACGTATTCCGCGTTGCTACGGCTTCGCGGGCGCAGATCCCGCAAGACAAGTATGGTATGGGCAGCCAGTTCTGTCAGGGCGATGGTATGCCTCCGGGTGGTTATCGCGCCATGTTTAGTTGGCGAAAAGGCGCTGACGATACTAAAAACAGCCGCACGACCAAGCCCGGCAAAACCGTTTACTGAGGTAGCAAACCATGCCCGACGTTCTCCAGATCATCCCTAAAGAAGAACAGCTAGACGCCGTTGCCAAGATTCGCACGTCTACGCCGCAGTCGTTGATCGACACGGACTTCGAGTATGGTTTGCAGCCGACTAAGTGGGATTTCGTCAATATGACGAATAATCGTCCCACTGCGTTTTACAACCCGACCAGCCCGCTGACGATCACTGGCGTGTCGATCTCTAGCGGCACTGTTACCGTGACTTCGACTGCCAACCCGGCGGTTGGAACTCCGCTCTATGTGCAAAGCACGACTGACGTGCTGGCGAATGGTTGGTTCATTGTAACCACGACCAGCGTAAGCAGCTTCACCTACACCCAGCTTCCTGGGACGGTAGATGCAACTTCTGGCAGCATTTACGACAGCACCAAAACCTACATCTATACGGGCACGTTCTACACTGGTGCTGCTATTCCGGTGTCTTCGAGTGCGGGTTTTGCGTTCACGAACGCAGGCACAACTGTTACTGCTGCGACCAACTACGGCCACGGCTTGTCTGTAGGCAACCTGATCTATGTTGTCGGCACTACGTCCACGACGAACCCGCCGAATGGCATGTTTCAGGTTGCCACGGTTCCGACGAACAACACGTTCACGTTCACCGTTGCAAACGCTCCCACTGGCACGATTACGGCGTCTGCCGGTTCGACAAGCACTCTGTATTGCACTCCAAACGGGTTCTCGATTCACCGCGCTTACGACGGTGGCATTCAGTTCTCTGCCGGTGTTGGCTCTCCTGGCGCTCAGATCATCCGTCAGACACGTCGTTATTTCCGGTATCAGTCCGGCAAGGCGATTCAGATGTCTACTGGGTCTATTATGAAGAACGCCATGTTCGTTGATAGCCTGACCGCTTCAGGCACGACGATCACGGTGAACACCAAGTTCGTCCACAATATGACGCCGGGATCTTATATCCAGGTTAGCGGATGCGTTCAGTCGCAATACAACGGCATTTGGCAGGTTGTGACGGTTACTCCGACTTCCTTGACCTATACTTGCAACAACGCTCCGGCGGTTTCTCCTGCTACGGGGTTCCCGATCTATGTCAGTTCTTATAGCTGGTATGGCACTGCGCACCGCATTGGCATTATGGACCAGCAGAACGGGATCTTTTTTGAGTTTGACGGCCAAACCCTAAACGCGGTTCGTCGGCAAAGCACTCAACAGATTGCAGGCACAATCGCGGTTACTAGCGGTTCCAATGTTGTCACCGGCACGAATACTCTGTTCTCGCAGCAGTTAGTTCCTGGCAGCTATATTGTCATTCGCGGTCAAAGCTACCGTGTAAATTCGATTTCCAGCAACACTCAGATTCAGATTGTGCCGGAATATCGTGCTGCCACTTCATCGAACGTGGTTGCGTCGTTGACCATTGAAACGCGCTTTCCGCAATCGTCTTGGAACCTGGACAAGTGTGATGGCACTGGCCCCTCGGGCTACACCATTGACCTGACCAAGATGCAAATGTGGTATATTGACTACTCTTGGTATGGTGCGGGGTTCATCCGCTTTGGTTTGCGCACCAATCTGGGGCAGATGATTTACTGTCACAAAGTTCAGAACAACAACACCTACACTGAAGCGTGGATGCGATCTGGCAACTTGCCGGCGCACTACGAGTCATATTGCATTCAACCGATCACCACGATTACGTCTAGCGTTGGCACCGGCGACACCACGATCAACGTGGCAAGCACTGCCGGTTTTCCGAATAGCGGGGCTTTCCGTTTGGTTGGGTCTGGCAATACGGGCGTCGTGGAGTATGTGACTTATACCGGGTTGACCGGCACCACGTTTACGGGCTGCACGCGCGGCGCTACGGGCGGCAGTGCTGCTACGGCATATACATATTCGGCTACGGCTCCTGTCGCCGTAGAGCTCGCCAACCAAACTACTAATGCGTCTATTTTCCCGGCTGGTGGCAGCATGTCGCATTGGGGCACGTCTATCGTCATGGACGGTGGCTTCAACAATGATTTGTTGTTCAGTTTCAATCAAAGCACTGGTGCGACGGCGGTTGCGGTTGCCTCTAACGCTACCAACTCGATCTTCAGCCTTCGCGTGGGGCCTTCAGTTGACACTGGTTTGATCGGCGTTCTTGGGGCGCGTGAAGTCGTCAACCGTATGCAGTTGAAACTTCAGTCCATTCGCGTGTTGTCTACCGGCGTGTTCAAAATCAACGTGGTGCTGAACGGCCAAAACTCGGCTGGCACGTTTACCAACGTCGGTGGCTCGTCTCTGTCGCAGTATTGCGCGCATACGGGCGCTACGACGCTGACGGGCGGTGAAACTATCTTCTCTTTCTACACCAACAACGCGGGCGGCACTGCCAACTCCACATTGACGGAAGAAGATCTCACTCTCATCCGAGATCTAGGTAACACAATCCTTGGCGGCGGTTTGACCAATACGGTTCCTACCACGGCCAATGGCGTTTACCCTGACGGCCCTGACTTGATTACCATCACCGCTCAAAACCAGTCTGGTTCGTCGGCCAACGTGTCGATGATCGTAAGCTGGACTGAAGCCCAGGCTTAATAGGAGGTCAAAATGGTTGAAGTAGTTAAGGTTTGGAGCGAAATGCTTTCCTTCGCGGAAACGGAAGTAAAGGATGCTGTCGCTGAGGTTGAAGCGGTTGCTGAGGCTGTCGTGACAGACGTAGAAACAGTAGTTGATTCTGCGGCTGCTACGGTTGAACAAGTTGCCGAGTTCAGCGAGGAAATCCCGCCTGCTGCTCCTCCGGCTTCTGGTCCGCCTGATATCGACCCGGCTTAGGAGGTATCATGCCATCCCTTTCTGTTTCCCGTGGAGAGAAACTGCCTACCAAGTCGGGTGCAGGGCTGACGGCTAAAGGTCGGGCGAAATACAACCAAGCTACAGGCAGTCACCTGAAGGCCCCTGCGCCTCATCCTAAGACGGAACAAGATGCAGGCCGCAAGGCTTCTTTCTGTGCTCGCATGAAGGGTGTTGTGAAAAAAGCCAGTGGTCCGGCAGAACGCGCTAAGGCTTCACTTAAACGGTGGAATTGCAAATAATGGCATTCGGGATAGATGACGCTATTGGTGCTGGCCTACAGATCATCAACAAGTTTATCCCGGATCCCGCCCAAAAGCAGGCCGCTGAGGATGCACTTAGATCTTCTCTCCAGCAGTGGGATGCTACTCAAAACACTGTAGACGCCGCAGAGGCTGAAAATAGCAGTGTCTTTGTGGCTGGATGGCGTCCTGCCATTGGATGGATTTGCGCTTTGGCACTAGGCTATCAATATGTTGTCGTCCCCATGGCAATCTGGATTGCTGCACTGCAACATATTCCGTTAGCCAGTCCGCCTAAGCTAGACGACACTCTTTGGCAGCTAATGTTTGGGATGCTCGGCATGGGCGGTTTGCGCACTTACGAGAAAATTAAAGGCGTGGCTAAATGACGTGGCTATACCGGCAGACTACGGGTGAAATGCTGCATGACGGCACTGTAGTTGGGTTGGGTTATTCAGGCATTGCTGACGGTTTGGACAATCCGGCGGAACAATCAGTGCCTGACACTGGCCCGATCCCGGTTGGATCTTACGACATTGGCGACGCATTTTTGCATCCGCAGTGTGGCCCGGTTGCCATGAGATTGACGCCGCAAGCAGGTACCGACACGTTTGGGCGTGATGGATTCCTTATTCACGGCGACAATCAGACTATGGATCACACTGCTTCGCACGGGTGCATCATCTTGCCTCGGGTTATTCGAGAGGCAATTTCTGTTTCTGACGATAAAACTCTGATCGTGGTTTCTGGTTAGCAGGCACGGTCAATCCAGGTTAATGTATTTGGCCTGCTCTAGGATTGCCAGCGTATAGGGGATATTGGCTGCCAATGGCTCTTTCCCCAAATGATTCCGCTTTATCTGCCAGTCGCTTGGTTTGTTCGTAGGCGGTTTTTTTGGAACGCTAGATCTGTATTCTTTGAGAATGTCCTGAATGCGTGAGCGTGAAATATTCACCTCAGCGGCCATTGCATCCAAGGTCATAGACCTGCGCATTTCTGCAAGCTGTTCAGGAGTGACTTTCTTGCGGTCTTTCTTCCCGATGTTGTGGGGTGATTTTTCAAAACTTTTGCGAGGCTTGCATTTAAGCCTATCACGCAATCTACGCACATGCTTGAGCGAAATACCAAACACTTCCGCTATTTTTGCAGCCGCAACTCCTTCATTCCACAGCCTTATAAACAGTGCATCTCCGGTAACGCTCATTTTTATACTCCCATTTCATTCCTAAGCGGGTTGGGTGTGTTGTCCTTTAGTGCCTGTTTGCCGGTTCCAAGCAGATCGGGCGCTGCGGCGAGCATGGCCGACCAGTCCGACTGCGCGTGTAACATGTTGACCTCGTTGTCCGGCAGGCCAGCGCTGGCTGTGTCAATAGACGCACCTGCCCAGGCTTCGGCGATCGCCTCATCCGCCTCGATCGGTACGATCTTCAGACCCAGGCCCGGCAGGGCGGTCAGGAGGGCGTTGAGGGCGTCTGTAGAATGCTCTAGGGCGATATACCACCAAGTCGGGTTAGTGAGTCTGATGAACGTGAAATGCTCATCGTCGGTCTTTCCCTCTGGCGTTGGATATCCATTCAGCAAAATCGTCCGCGCCATCGCCTCAATCACTGTTTCGCGTGGGGTCATTTCGGTGGCTCCGGTATGGTCGCGTAGTGCGTCGGCGGATGAAATTCTGGCTCCCATCCAGGCGGTTCATCTCCTTCGGATGTCCAACATTCATGCTTGGGCCACCAGCGCGCAATAACTACCCACCGATCCTTTTTTGGGTTGTTTTCAACAAAACCAGAAATCAGCCATAACTGCCCATTCCGGGCTTCGTCATCAATCTCTCGCCAGGGCGAGACGATCATTGCAGCAAGGCGCGCTTCTATTTTTACATCAGCTTTCCGAAAGGATTGTGAAGGCCCAGTTAGCCATCTTTTGTTGTATGCTTCCCAAAATAACTCTCGCAGCGCATCGCGCCGCACGGTTACAAAATCGGTCATTTTGCCCTCTTGGCTAATGCCGCACGGGCTTTACACCCACTGCATGTGTTTTCATCGAAGTTCGGGCCATACTCACGACAAAGACCCTCACAAAATTGATCTCCGTAATAAGTCAACGCAGCTTCTAACTCCGCGATTCTGGCCCGTGCTGCGGTCAGTTCGGCGCGCATACCGTCCGCGTCCACGACAACCGTGCCCATGCCGTCGCCGGCTCCGACTGGTTTGTAATAGTGCTCGGTCATGGCGTGGGCCTCTTTTTTCCCGATGCGGTCTGCCGCAGCCTGAATCGCATGTTCTTTGGTTGGGTACGCTCCGCTTCCGCCAGCCCCAATAGTTTCGGTCATTTCGCACCCCGCGCGGCTTCAACGGCGGCTAGGCCCTCCGCGATGTAGTGACGACAGGCGCATTCATCCGGAGTCATAGGGCGGGGGATGGGTTCAATAAACGCCGGGGAAACTGACGCAGTGATCGGCATAGTGCCATTCCAGCCCACCAACACGCGGACCGCGTTACTGTCCGCAGAGTCCACCCGCAATCCAATTATGTCGTCAACTTTCCATTTTGTCATTTTTCGCTCCCACGATAATCCACAGAAAAGCCTTTCGATGCGGCGTATTTTACAAAATTATCAACCTTGTGGCGCGGAAGTGCCCATTGGCATCCCCAAGGTGTGTTTGCC